GGCTAGATTTAGGGCGTGGAGGCGTTATAGAGGATGCAAGAGTGGAAAGAGACCACCCAGCCTCGTGCAAGGCTCTCAGGCGTGCTGAGGGGTTTTCTAGCGAGTTCAGATACTTGAGTTCATCATCTGGAAGCATGGTTCTATTGTACAGTGTTTTCTTGTAAGTGTTTATCTTCACAGTCTCTCGCAAGAGACGGAACAACATACTGTTTACCGCACCAGTCGCAGAACCAAAGATGGTCGTACTTGCTTGAAGCCAAATCGTACTCCTTTGCTAATAAGAGTATATATCCGAAGAGGCCGAGAGATTTCGTACGGAAATGGAAAAAGAGTGAACCTTTACTATTTTTGGATTTGGCCTGCGAGTCGGCTACGCTCGCATCCGGGAGTGTCGCAAATCGTTTCCTGATTTTCTTTGGCCTTGGCTGCTGCTGCGTCGTCCGGGCTGCGTTTTTAGTTGCTGCTTAGTCATCAAGGTCAGCTGGTCTTGTGTGTTGTGCTTGTGTGCTTGTGCTTGTGCTTGTGCTTGAGTTGTTGTTGTTGAGGTGAGTCAAGTGAGTTGGTCAAGGTGCTTGTGCTTGTGCTTGTGCTTGTGTGCTTGAGTGACTAGGTGAGTGTGCTTGTGTGCTTATGTGTGCTTGTGCTTGTGCTTGTGTGTGCTTGTCAAGTGAGTAAGGAGAAGCAAGCAAGGGTCAAGGCGAAGTCAAAGAGGCTAAGACACGCCCAAAAAAGTCCAGCATTGGGCTTGACAAGGGGGTCAAATGGGTGTCTAATAGAGATAGCACAAAGGGTTGTGCTAGTTCTAACAAGGGAGAAGCAAATGAATTGGTACAAGGTCAAGTTCATTGACGGAGATTTCTGTCGTGTACAGGCAAATGACGAGTCACAGGCACAAGATAAGGCACTTGACTTAGTTAAAGGGGTGGAAGTTCTGTCAGTTGAGTGTGAAATACCTATGAAGTTGGAGTTCTACTCTCTCATCTATGGCAACCGACTGGGCTAGGCAACCGCAGACACTAAGGCAACCCCTTGACCGCAAGGTCAGGGGGTTACTTATTTAGATAGCAACACCGCAAGCAACACCGCAAGCGACACGCTGGACAGGGACTTAAAACCCTTGAGAATAAAGGGCGACACGCCTATAAAATTTATTTTTAGAATTGACTTGACAAGCCCTTAACCGTATGTAATACTTATAGCATAAGCACAGAGCGAGGGGCTAGGTGCTAAGACAAAGGGAGTACAAAATGTACGATTTACTAGACACACTAAAGACCTACACCGTAGGCACAGTATCATTCATCGTTCTAGAACTAATCTTAATCGCAACCGTAGTTGCTAATTGGGCTTACCTAGCCACCGCACCTGTATGGGGCGAGGGTTACGATACCTACGGTATCTGTGGCTACCTAGCACTAGCGTTTGGCACACTATTCCTAGTGCCTACCGCAATGGCGATAGATGAATTAGTAGACACCTACATCTACTAAGTAACACCGCAAGCAACCCCCCTAGCGAGAGTTAGGGGGGTTACTTATTGCCCCGACACGCCAAGATAAATAAATCTCAAATGGACTTGACACCGCAGACTAATGGGTGTCTAATAGATACATAGACACCGCAAGGGGCGGTAACTAACAAGGGAGAAGCAAATGGGTTACTACGATGAACCTGACACCGCAGATGTCACCGTATCGTTCACCTGCTCAAATGAAGAGTGTGGACACGAGAATGAGGACATTGAGACAAGCGTGTGGGCAACAAGCAATACCGCAGAAGTTGATTGCGAGAAGTGCCAATACGAGAATACCGTTAGCCTTGAGGACACAGGCTGTGTCTGTGTAGGTCAAGACCACTGCCGTTGCTAAAGACCTTTAGACAGAGTTAGCCCCTCTCACCGCTTGGTGAGGGGGGTTCTTTCTTGCCCTAGCACTTACGGCAGAGAAGTGGGTTGAGTGCTGGTAACTAGCGAAGCTGACCGGCAAGCAGCGAGTCGGCCAAGCCGCAAGCAGCCGGGTGCCGGGTTCCAGCCGAGGCACATGTCAGAAATTTTTTTCCTGCTGCTTGCTGCGCCGCAAGCCGGGTGCCGGGCTGCAGCAGCCGGGCTGCGTCCGGGTCAGCTGACCGGGCTGCTGAAGTCAAGTTATCTTTTCCGCAAATCTCGTGAGCAAATCGCAAGCACACCGCAAGCACCTTGAGAGTGTGACACACCTCACACGCCTACGACTTGACAATCCTCTATGATGATGATTAGATAGATACATAAGCCAAGCAAGGGGCGAGGCTTAATAACCGTAAGGGGTTACAATGTTCAATTCACTAGTTATCACCGTAGATGGTACGGCTTACACCTTTGAGTGCCACTCGTACGCTAAGGCACTTGAGATTCTAGCAAGCCACTACAACCTATGGGAGACTATGGAACCTAAGCCAACTCTAGATAGTTTTGAGTTAGTCTAGTTTTAGACTCCAGATAGCCCCTCTGCCTTACGGCAGGGGGGTTTTCTTATGTTAGACACGCCGAAGAAAATAATTTCTAAATGGACTTGACAAGTTCTATGATAGATGATTAACTAGATACATAACGCAGGGAGCGTTAAGAAATAGGGAGAAATAAAGTGTACTTCACAGAAATCTACAGAGTAGCAATCGTAACATTCGCAATCCTAGAGACTGCACTTATCACCGCAGTAGTAGCCACTTGGGACACACTAAACGGCGAACACATCTGGGGCAGTATGTACGAAACTACAGGACACATCTTGAGTTACCACATCTTGGTATTCGGTTCATTACTTCTAATCCCTATCACTATGGCGATTGAAGAGATGCTTGACTACTACTTTGGTATCTAATACTGGGAGAAATAAGCCAACAGAAAAGCCCCCCTACCGCTTCAGGTAAGGGGGCTTTCTTTATGTGCGTTGTATTACTCGCTCGTAGAACGAGAAGGTTTCTTCTTATCTACTGAAGCAAATACTTCATCAATCTCATCTTCAGATAGTTCGCCGTCCTGAAGGTAAGCACGAGAGAGTCCTTCTATTACAGTAGCAACTCCACCTACTCCAGCAATCATAATCGCTTGCCAAAGTTCAACTCCAGCAATCGTTCCGGCTCCAACAATAGATAGTCCTGATGCAGCAAATACAGCAACGATACGAAGCAATACTTGACGCAGTTTATTTAGTGCCATAGGTGTCGTCCTTCCAAGAGTCACACCTGATGCTGAAAACATTTCAGCACTCAGCACTACGATTTTACTCGTAGCACTAAGTGCTGAGACGCTAGATTTATTTAATTATGCGAGGTGGATAGTGAAGCCTGAGTCTTTATTTACAGCAATTGTTGGGACAATAACTTCCTGAGCAACCTCAACAACTGTCACTTCTTCTACCGGTAAGACCTCAGCTGGGGCCTCAGGTTCTGCAGCAGCAGCGGCAACTTCCTCTTCAACCTCCGGGGTCTCAATAATTTTTTTCCTACTGGATGCTGCCTTCACTGGCTCCTGGGCTGCATCTTCTTCAGCCGCAGTCTCTTCTGTTAAAAGTTCTTTTGCCCACTCTGGGTCATCAAACTCTTTAATGTCTACTGGCATTTTCTAACTACTTCCTGGGTATTTCGCCAACCATCTTAGGTAGGACGACCTGTGTACTCCACCATTGTACCCGTTGCTATCAATGTCCCAAGCTGACCAGTTCTTGCCGCCTCCGGACATCTGGTACGCCGCACGAGCCGCAACGACCGGGTTGAGCAATTCATTGTTTGATTTGATGTGGAATGTTGCGCGGCGAGATGGACCAAGATTGCCAATCATGTTGATTTGGAACAACCCGTATGAGTTATCTCCAGTTCCTGAGTTACCGTTGTACGCAGTTGGGCGACCACCTGATTCACGCTTGGCAATTGCCCACGCAGTACGAAGGGAGTTGCCTCTGAAGCCAGTTGCGTAGAGGAGTTGTACGAGTTGCTTGTCCGTAAGTCGCTTTGCTCCGGAGAGTTTGTCAAGGACTGTTGGTGCTTTCTTTTTTTCCTTAGCCGCAGTTGCGGAAGGTGCTGCAGTCTTGTGTTCAGCCGCTGCCGGCGAAGGCAGTGATTGTCCGACTTGAGTTGTTATTATGGATAGAAGTACACCTCCAAGAAGTATCTTGGATAGTTTGTTTGGCGTATCTTTCTGCTGGTTCATTGGAATGTTCCTTTGATTGGGGGCAGGGTCTGTGTCAGCCTTATGGCGACTTGTCTAATCCGTTCTGTGGTGTACGTCATTGTGTATCAACTTTACCACAGAAAGTGCAGGAAGGTCTCTCAGTAATAGAGAGACCTAGCCTTTGCTCTAGCCGTATCAGTCACCTTGTGCATCGTTGCCCACACATCGTGAAGTGCGTGTTCAAACTTCTCACCGCGAGTTTGATAGATGCGTGATTTGAAGTTCGTGTACCCTGCATCGGAGATTGTGCTGGTCATCCAGTCCGTGAGGATTTCCTTTGACACGATGACCCTGTAGGGGTAATCACGATTTGGAAGTTCTAGGATTTCCGTACCTGAGATGAGAGCAAGTCCCTCTAGCGACTGCTTGTCGCGAGAGCGTACTGCCATTGTGTTGCTGTCTTTTGATTCGCAGACTGCGCTAACGAATCCTGTCTCTGTGAATAGCCACATAAAGTGTTCCTTTTTCTTGTTATTCTCGCCCTGCAAGCAGAGCAGATGTGATTGATGTAAGTCCCATTGACAACGCCAACGAGTCATTTCCTGCTAAAGAAGCAATTAAACTTCCCAAGCCAAGGACTGTAGCGATAACCGCAGTCCAGATAATGTTTGGATTGTTCATCCCTTTGCCTTTCTGTGTGGTCGAGTACGACCAACGAGTCTTTCTGATGAGTTCCGGAGTTCAGTTCCCGTACTCTTGATTGCTTTCCGGGCTGTCCGGTAAGCAACATCTAGTTCAGCCGCAACTGCATCTACCGACATTCCGGATTGATACAGCTCGGCTGCTTGCGTTGAAATTTTTTTACTAATCATCGCAGCATCTTCACTCTCTTTCTGAGTTCGTTTGTTAATCTGGTTTTTATTTCTGGCTCTCCAGTCTTCATCCTCTTCAGGATTTGACCAAGCAGTTGTATCGCTCCGGCATCACGGCTGAAGTTGTAGACCTTTGATGTAAGTATCTCTCCCCCATCAGGGGACTTGTGATAGCCAACCATTTCGTAGTTTGCTACCTCGTTGTTGCCACCGCCTGTGTTTGCGATAAACAGTTCGGCGATGGGCTTTGCGTATCGCTCATCGCCGAACGGCATAAGTTCTATTGTTACTCTCAGCATTATGGGTACAGCAAGTCCTTACAGCCTTGTGACATCTGACTAGCAGGTACTTTGCACTCTGCTGGTGTCATCTTTGCGTCTACCCAATTAAATACAGCAAGTGCTAATACCGTAACTAGGATTGCGCGAACGATTCGTCCACGGCGAGTCAAGCGGATTGGTTCGTATGTTGCAGTTGTCATTTCGTCTCCTTTGGGGAAGGTCACCGTTTGGTGATAATCTAAAGATACAGACCTTCCTGCACAATGTCAAGTTAATGATTTTATGGCGTGTCATAAAGGTTTTCTAGCGTTATCAAATTGTTATCTAAATCACATCATTTCAACTTGACACCTACCCTAATAAGCGTATGATAGAGGTATGAAGTCAGGGAGGCTTCGTAAAACTCATAAGGGAGAACCGAGATGACATACACAATCTCACTAGACCTGCTAGAAGAAATCGCTCAGGAAGTTAATGGCGATGCTCGCGCTGATTACTCAGGTCGCGGAATGTACGGCAATGTTTGCGTAGGAATCGTTGCTAGTGACCTGCTAGAACTTGGCGCAGCAATCGCTGAAACGGTTGAGGACGAAGAACTCCGCAAGGAACTACTCAGCAATAGCCGAACCGATTCAATGGGCTACGACACAATCGTTTATTGGACTCGCGTAACTTGTTCAGATGCTCCTGAAGAAGATGACGAAGACGAATAAATAAATCCCCAAGTGAGCCTCACCCGAAAGGGTGGGGCTTTCTTGTTTAGAGGCGTGACGCAATCCAAGCCACGACATCAACTGTCACGGCATTACCCATTTGCTTGTACCTGTTTGTATCAGCGTGTAGGTCTGTCCAGTTATCGGGGAATCCCTGAAGACGCTCCGCTTCAATTGGTGTCAGCCGGCGAACCCTGCTTTCTTGAATCACCGCAGGGAAACGATTCTTATCTGGCATAGTTTGACCTTTAGCAAGCACGGCATCAAGCGTCTGGCTGATTTGGCCGCCGTCCCACCAAGTAGCAACTGCCTGTGCTCCGGTTGAATCCAGCGTGTAACTTGGTGAGCCCGGTGATGCTACGCCAAGGCCGTTCTGGTTTTTTTCCATCTCTCTACCATCCTGAATCGGAGCTGCTACCATCACCGCATGTCCGCCGCCTCCGGAACGCAAAGTTGGAAAGTTTTCGTTAGATGGCTGACAATCTAGCCCCTGAGTGTGACTAAACGCTATTATTTCTTCCTCAGACATCAATTTTTCCAGCAATCCAACCAATTACATTGACCGTAACTGCGTTTCCGAGCTGTTTGTACCGAGTAGACACTGCTGCTGGAGCTGTCCAACCAACCGGGAACCCCTGGAGCAGCTCAACTTCCTCCGGGCTCAGGCGACGAGCTGTTCCGGCATCAACCAGGAACGGAACATTGTTTCCCCCGGTGCCCCATCTAGCCGTGGCTGTTGGAGAAAGGTCGTGGTACTCACGATGGTCTTCATTTCGTGTTGCGTCATAAAGAATCATAGTCTTCCACCAATCCATTTAATAACATTAACTGTTACCGCATTGCCCATTTGTTTGTACCGAGGCTCGTCTGCACTTATCCAAGTCCAGCCAGAAGGGAATCCTTGTAGGAGTTCACACTCCTCCGGTGACAGACGACGAACATCGTTCTCTAACACAACAACGCTCCCTTCCATCAGTTCTTGGTGGTTTGAGTAGTTCTTCGCACCGAAGGCTGTGGTAATAGTTCCTACTACCTCTTCAGGGTATTTGACAATCATCTGAGCCTTCTACCAATCCAACTGCTGACATTTACTGTTACAGCATTACCAATCTGATGGTAACGAGTTGTATCTGAGTGTTGGTCAGTCCAACCTTCAGGAAATCCTTGTAACTTCTCGCACTCAGGAGGGGTGACACGGCGTACTTGGTCAAGAGCATCTATGAGAGCAAAGACATAAACATCCTGAGTCGTTCCTCCGCGATGCGACAACCCAGCAATGATGGTGGGGAAAGGCTTCTCCATCAGAGGCGAGAGCCAATCCACCCAATCACATTTACTGTTACCGCATTACCCATCTGCTTGTAACGATGCGAATCAACTGTTTTAGCATCCGCAAGTGTCCAGTCATCTGGAAATCCTTGTAGCCGCTCGCACTCTGTAGGTGTTAGCCGGCGAACTACGCTGGCAAAAACCCCAGTTGATTGCTTTGTTCCGGCACGCAGCGTGTGATGTACCGGGGAAATTGAATCATTAAACTCATCGTAAGCCGCTGGTTCCAAATTTTTTTCCTCTTCAGCTACGGCCACTGCGTGACCTCCCCCGGTGTCAAGAGTGAACATCGGCCCATCCGCATCTCCGTGTCCCCGACCCTGAGGTCCGGCTGTGTCCTTACGACCAATCACTGTGTTCTGGATGGGAAATACGCTACTCACTTCTTCTTCTCCAATCACAAGATGCTTTGAGTCAGATGTTTCAGAACCGCGTGGTGAATCCATCCCAGTTGTTAAAGGTCCAACGACCCCTTCGTCAATCGGCTTCCAGTGAATTACCAATGTAACCGCCCTCGTATCTCCAACATCAAACAAGTTCAGAGTTGGATGAACAACTCCTTCAGTCCAAACATCAGCTGGAAGGCTTCCATCAGCAGCTCGCGCACCAGACCGAATCGTCTTCACGAACCAGCTTAACATTTTTTTCCTACTCAGGCTGCTGGTAGTTCAGCATGTCACCGGAACGACGAGCTGATAACGCTGGTGTTACTGCTTCTTCTGGAAAAGTCCAGAGTTCAAAGTTTCCTACTCGCTGGTCTTCGCCGCGTCCACCACTGCTTGCAGCGCGTTCTTCAGTGCTTCCGGTAGAGTCTTGCCCCTGCGTTCCGCTCTCCGGATGATTCCCTCCGAGGCTTTCGCGCTCAAAGAGTACTTCGGGGAAACTTCCGTCTGGAGTACTTGCGACAATGAAGACTCGACGACGGCGTTGGGGGACTCCGAAGAATTGCGAATCAAGAACACGCCATTGGATGTCGCTATACCCTGCGTCGGCCAGACTAGTGAGGACGACTCCGAAATCGCGTCCGTTGTTGCTTGATAAAAGTCCTGGGACATTCTCCAAGATGAGAGTTTTTGCTTTGACATGCGTTGCGAAAGAGAGTGCATCAAAGAAGAGTCCAGTCCTTGCGCCAGCCAGTCCAGCCCTTTTTCCTGCAACGCTAACGTCTTGGCACGGAAATCCTCCGCAGACAATGTCAACTTTTCCGATGAGGTTTTGCTCATTAGCCCATTCCTTTGCTGTTACTACATCATTATGCTTTGACACATCTGGCCAATGCTTTTCCAATACCGCAAGGCACTTCGGGTCAATCTCAACCTGACCGACACAAGTGTGTCCTCCAGACTCAAGACCTAAATCAAAGCCACCAACACCGGCAAATAAAGATACAAATGTTCCCATGCAGACAAGCTTAGCAGCTTTGTCCGGGATGTCAACTCGCCGCGCCCAGAAGTAGGAAAAAAATTATTAGCTGTTCTGCTGGACGACAATGTTTACCGGGTTGCCACTTCCGGAGTCAAGCCGCAGCGCAATCTTCATTGCAGCTTTAATCCAAAGCTTAGCCGCATCAACTGTTATGTCGCCATCAACTAATGTATGTAATGCTCCAACTGCGTAATCAGAACCACTTCCTACACCGTAGATGCCAAACGCATCCCTGTTCCAGTCATAGTTTTCTGCGATTTCATAGATAATTCCAGAGATACACACCAAGATGTCAGAACTCTGGCTACCATCACGACCGTAACCATGTCGCTCAAAGTGCGTCCGGATGCGCGGCACGACCTGGGTGGAGAAGAACTTATCTAATTTTTTTCCCACGAGTTCTTCTGGGTCCGGCAGCTCAATGTCGGCCAGAAGATTTATCGCTCGTAAGTCCCCAGCTGCTCCTAAAAGATAATTTCCGTTCCGCACAACCTTGCCGGTGTCTTTTGGCAAAACATAAATACGACCGTTTTCTCCGGATACGCGAGAGTCGTAGCCAATAACGGCAAACCCATCTCCTTGTATCCCAACAATCGTTGTCATTAGTTCTTCCTAATACTCAATTGAGTAATTGTCGCCTTCTTCGCTCCAAAGAAAGTTCCGGAGTCGTTCTTCATACTTGCCAGCGTTCCAACTGTTCGTCTTCTCCGAGATGTCTTCTTCATCTATGATTTGGTCAAGAGAGAGAACCGCAGTATAACCATCGTCCTCAAACATAATAATAAGTTTTGTGTCGTTGTGTTCTACATCTTCTACGATGGCAACGACGAAGGGTTCACCACTTTTGTTCTCGTGGTATTCGTGCTGAAGGATTTCTAATCTTTTCATACCCTGAGATTACCGCACCCTAGCGAAGGCTATTTGGGCATAAGAAAGCCCCCCACCCTAAGGAGTAGTGGAGGGCTTTCGGCTTATGGGTTAGGCAGGTACTGGGAGTCCGAACAAGAAACCTCCGCCATTACCTTCCTCATCTTGAGAAACCTCAACTTCGTTTACTGAACCATCAGAAAACATAACTGAGAATACTGGGAATGATTTGCCACCAAACTCATCTCCACGCATCTCAACGAACTTGAGAATCGTTGCTCCTTCTAGTGCCTTGTAGTACTTGTTGTAAAAAGCGTTCTGACTCATTTGAGTTCTCCTTCTATGAAGTTCCCTTAACTTCATAACTACATACTATGCCCATCATAGATGTATGTCAAGCCCATTTGATAACAATTTAATAAAAAAGGATGCGCCACCAAAAGGGAGTAAGGTGACGCATCCGGAGGATGAGGAAAGGGGTGGCCTCATCCAGTTTGTCTGGAGCTCTGGGAGAAGGGAGAAAACCCGGCTCGACAGACATTGGAACTCTATCACAAATTTTTTTCCTGTGATGAGTCCCATCTGAAGACTAAGCCGCAAGGAGGCGCGGCTCAGTCTTCAGACTTCTTCCGTTCTAGCAATCACCGCAACAAGCGTGATTCGTGTAGTCTTTTTCCTCAATCCGGAATTGCTTTCCGCACTTCCAGCAGCAAGGGAAGATGTAATGCTTCTTAGCCATCACAACCCTGCCTTGAGTTCTAGGACCTTAGACCGCATTTCTTTCCAGTCCGTGGTAGTCCACGAGAAAACTTCTTTCGTGTCCCCATCAACATTATCTACATAAAGTTCAATCGTGTAGATAACCTGTTCCTCATCAAAGTGGTAAGCCGTAATCTGAGCATCAGCGTTCTCAGCAATCTCAATGTAGATACAGTCAGATACCAAAGGGTGTAATGTCACACGACTCTTTAGTGTCTGCTGAGTTGCTGGGTGGCGAAGACCACTCAGTAGTTTCTTTATTTCCTTGCTGTAAGTAATTTCTTGTGTGTTCACTTGTTCCCCATTCCCATTTCGGCAAGAGTCTTCTCAAACCAGTTGTCAAACGACTTTTCACAATCGGCACACAATGGGTGTACCTGTCCCTCTAGTGCCTCAATCTGAGTGTCGCACTTGTAGCAAGTTGTTGTTTCCATCTTCATTTTGTTCTCCCTTGTTAGTTTCGCATTACTGCGATAAGTACATAGTACGCGTTTATCATACCTATGTCAAATCCATTATTCTTCAGCGTGTCTAGATGCGTTTTCTCCGGACGAGACCAGCTCGACTGAGCCGCATCTGGAAACTTCCGGTCATCTTCCCCTTCCCGGCATCTGGCAGTAATTTTTTTCCCACCCAGGCCAACCTTCCGGGCTCTGGCTGCTGCATCAAATTATCTTTTCCTGAGCCGCGTCATCTCCGGCAAAACAAAACCCCCTCCGAAGAGGGGGCTTGTTCTGGAATCTATTGGAAGAATCTACCAATGAACGGCAGTTCTCGTGGAGTAATTTCTAACTCAATCGTGAATCCAAGAATCTGAATTGGCTTTGTTTTTATCATCGGACTACCGTGTCCCAACAATTATCTACAATCTCTTCATCGCTAAGTTCATCTCGGCCCCAGTCCTGCGTGAGTTCCATCGCTTGTGCTTCGTCATCTGCCTCGACTTCTACTTCCCAAGTAGTTGTCTGCTTTAGTACTACTGTGTACTTCACGGTATTTCTCCTTTTTCTATGAAGTTCCCTAACTTCATAAACTCATCATACACCCAACCACCGACAAAAAGCAAACCGGACACGCCATAGCAAAACCCCCCACCCGAAGGTGAGGGGCTTGCTTGACTCCTGATTAGTTCCAGAGGTCGTCCTTCTCCACGAAGGTGAAGGTGAAACTAGCACCGCAAGGCTCGTCGTGTGATGAACGAACCGCAGTTAGCGTCTTGCCATCAAGCGTGAATGTTAGCGTCCAGTCAGCGTTTAGTTTGAGCGCGTCCACAACGCCATCAAGCGTGACAGTTGCGTATCCCTCAAGACTTTGCCAAGTCATTCCCTTGCCCTCAATACGGACAGTTTCCGTACACTCAGGGGTATTAGCCTGATACCAACGAAGAATCATTCCCTTGACTTCTTCTTCAGCGTCGTCGTAGCAACCCCAGCAGCCCATTGTGCTTGGGTCTTGGTCTTCAGTTAGGTCGAACACTTCTTCGCAGATACAGTCGTTTGAGATAACAACTTTCTCCGCAGTCTGAATCTCACTCATGTGAGTCTCCCTTCAGTATCGCCTTGTTGCGATAAGTAAATAATACGCCTCTATGATGCTTGTGTCAAGTTTATCCAGCAAGTATTTTCTGGAGGTCAAAGTCTTCAGCCGGAGCAAGCGCACGAAGAACGGTAGATGCTCCAAGGTCCATAACTTTAATGCTGCTGCCGGAGAAAACTTCCAGCCAAACTTCCGCGTGGCCGACACTATCAAACTTTTTTTCCTGCTGCCCAATCTGGTGCGCGACGTTGGGGTCATACACCTGGAGTTCCCATCTAGATGACTTTTTTTCCGCGCTCAGGCGGAGCTCAATGTCTCGCATTTTTACACCTCCGCCAATGTTCTAGGTGTCCAGTAGAGGTCACGCTCTACCGCAGGAACGCCTCCGAAGACGGTAACGCTCTCTAGTTCGCTCAGGCTAAAGTATCCAAGTTCTTTCTCAAACCCATCAACCAATCCGAAGAAAGTATCCACGCCATCAAACTCCGTGGCGTACCAAGTCCAGTTGCTGTATGGGCTAAAGAACTTGACAATCGCTGTTGCCTCGTAACCCTTGCCATCTTGTGAATAAAGCTCTGGCATTTTTGCTGTTAGTTCTTTTGTCATTAGTTTGTGTCCACGCATTTTGTTTTGTCCCTTCTATTGCGTATGCCTCTATGATAAACCCAGAAGGGGCAGACTGTCAAGTCCACCCCTCCTGATTTATTATTTTTTAATAACTTGCGTGTTTCCGGAAAGAACCTAAGTCTTCGGCAAGTTTGTAGATGTCCTCAATACCAACCGAACGAGTCTCGCCCTTGTTGTTGTAAGCAATCGCATAACCATTTATGTATCGGTGCTTTTCTGCGCCGGAAGCAACAATGATGGCAACCCAATCAGCTGCGAGATGCTTTTGGAAGAACGCTTGCCAATCAACCTCTTCAGATTCGTCTGTCTCTTCATTCCAGATGGTGTCAATGTCTCCGCCTCCATCTGCGTCTGAGTCAATGAATCCGAAAACTTTTTTTCCTTCTTCTTTTGCCTCAATCAGCTCCACCGGAAGATTCGCAATCTCCGCACGGAACTCTTCTTCATTCTTCACCGCAAAATAATTGCTGCGTGTAACGCCGTAGTAATTTGCCATCTGGCATTTCTCCTTTTGTCATTTTGTCATTTTGGTTTTTTTGTAGAGGGTGAGGCTTTCGCCCCACCCCCAACATCTTGATTACGCCTTGCCACCCCACATAGCAACCAATTCGTCTGCTGTTGGCATTACGAAGGTTTCTGCGTGGCAATCTAGGCATACGCCCTTTGGAAAGACATCTAAACGGTCAATCTCTTTTTTACACTTAGTGCATGAAACTTTGTTCATTTTCTCACCTCTCCCTTTGTGATAACACCATTATTGCTTATTTCTATTCCAATGTCAAATCGTGGTCGGCGTGTCGCAAAACTATTCCTGTTTTTGTATCCGCATCAAGGTAAAAACCATCTGGCAACTTTTCCTCAAGGTATTGAATTGCGAAATCAACAACAACGCTTAGGTCATCAAGCATCTCAGGTGTGGCGTGTCCGGCAAGAAAGGTTGGCTTGTCTTCATTCCACACATCAAGAACAATGTCATAGCCGTGCTTTATCGCCAGTTCTACCGCATCAACACCGAGCTGGTATTTATTTGTTTCCGAAGCCGCAACCAGGACCGCGCCAACGTCTTCTGGCTGCACATCACTAAAATTTTTTTCCCAACTCATTTCGCTGCTACCTCTTTTTCGCACCAGCGGCACATGCCCTTGCGTTGTATTTGTACCGGCGTGTGCGGCTCAGTACCGCATTTAGGACACCTCATTAGAACACCTTTCCGTACTCGTTCATAACTACCGAACCGCCATAACTTTCCGTAGGTGGCTCGTAGGCATCTTGCCTTTTTTCCACGCAATCCGCGCAGTAAAAAGATGCTGGTAGCCAACCGCTATGGTCATCTACAACTGTGGCATCTACCTCGTCACAACTTTCGCAAGTCGTGCCGACCGGTATCTCAATTTTGTTCATCACACTCGCGCTCCGTAGATTGTTTTGTGTATCGCATCTCTACCGCAAGTTGAGTCGCAAGCCCAAACCTTGTAGCCAAGTAGAACAAACGGACTAACTTTAGACTTGCCGCAGTTGGCGCAACAAGCACCATTTCCTTTTACTATCAAGTCACGACTCATTATGCCTCCACCTCTAAGTCAATCTCGATGTCGCTGGTGGTGTAAGTTTCATCATCACCGAACTCATCTGCTGGCTCTTGTACCTGTGCGTAAAGAGCGTTAGCAAGATTGTCAATCTCTTGTTGAGTCAGAACCCGGTCTGCCGCAAACTTGATTGTGATTGTGTTTGTCATTTCTTTCTCCCTTTTGTTTGTGTGTTTGTCTTACATCTACGATACTAATCGTATCATAGAGCCGTGTCAAGTCTATTTGGTATTTATTTTTCTAGGACCGGACGAGAGTTTCTGCGAACTCTTTTGCCTTAGCAAGAGTGCTAAAGAAAGCCCGATTGTTGTCCAATTTGTGCGCCTCAATGCGTGGGTGATGAACCGCCCAGCAATCTGGGTACAACTTGGTGTTCCACCGACTGATTGAGATTGAGCGACCATCAACTAAGTCCACGCTGTCATAACCGCGTACCTTGTTGTCTACTACGCTTCGTACTGTTTTCCACTTCATGGGGTTTCTCCTTTTTCCCTTATGTAGATACTTTAGCATAGGTCTATGACAAATACCTAATTATTCAGAACTTTCTTTTATTGCGTGTCGCTGCTGGGAACTTTTATCACGATTTCTTCGTGTCCTCCGGTCCAGAAACACAAATGATTTTTGGTTGAGAACATAGTTCCCCCGCGACCGGACAAGTTTGTCAAGTGGCTTCTTTTTCTTCGGCACGGTACACCTCCATAATTTTTTTCCTAGCATCATCATACCAGCAGCCAACTAACCGGCGCAAACGAAAAGGGGCCGAGCTGATGCCCGACCCCAATTCGCTGGGAGTTTTAGTGGTGAAAGTCCACCACGATTAGGTATTGGTTTTCTGGATTATCCGCAACTCGCTTGCGGAAGTCGTCAAGTTCCTGAGTACCGTATGTCAGGTCATAAACATAAGTTTCTTCGCAGTTCATTCCTGATGCAATCTGCGCTGCCTTGTAGAGCGGATACACATCAAACGACTGTCGTGTATTCTTCGGTACATCAAGCCCTGTGATAGTGATGCCGTTCTCTACACACTTGTCAATGTAACGCTCTAGTTGTTCCTCACGGTAGCCTTCGGCTGTCGCAATCGCTTGCTCTGCTTTCTCAGGATTATCTGAGTACCGTAGTGAGTCGCCGTCTACATAAAAGTCAATGTAGCGACCGCCGATTTCTGACCAGTCTGACCAGCGAAAGTATCCTTCGTCTAGCCGGTGGTTCACCTCTGCTTTTGCTTCGTCAAGGCTCTCTGCCTCAACTAACAAGATGTGTCCAATGTGCATGTATTTCTCCCTTTGTTGTAAGTGTAAGGTGGCCGCGGTGGACTTCGGAAGTCTGACCTCTGTCTTAGCAGGTATCTGTTCGGCACTTGCTCCGCCTAGCTTAGAGAGTGACTCTCACCACCTTACAAGAAATAATCTAGCATACATCTATGACAGACGCAACCCGAAACTAGATTATTTTGATAACAATTTCGTTATCAAATTTCTTCCTCTTCCGAGCCGTCTTGATTTGCCATAAACTCTGCGACCGAAACCGCCTCGTCAATGGTGTCGCACACAATGTCCAGATGCGTTCCGTCAGCTAAATAGAAATCAAACCAGGGGTTCATGTCCCAGGTCCATAAATTTTTTTCCACCGCATCAAAGAGTTGCTTGTCAGTCAAAATCCCAACATCAGCTAGGTCAAGACAATCGCGTAGCACTTGCTGTTCTGGATTGTCTTCTGCTGGATACAACCGCATCTCGCCGTCACAATAAATGTGCGCGTACTCCACACCGTCTAAGAAGACCGTGCCTATCAAGTCGTGTCCGTAGACGCGATAGAAAGCAGCATCAGTAGCCTCCGTCACCGGCTCATTATGTTTGTTCCACGAAATCAGTAGCGTAGCCATACCGCATCAACCTGTCGGTGTTACGAGCGTCTTGCTGGCAAGAACCTCGCCGTGCGTGTCAATGATGCTTATGACTCGTTCCCAAGCAGCGAAACCGTGGTCTACGAACTTGCCGTATTCCTCAATCGCTTCGGCTAAGGTATCAAAGTTTTTTTCCCAGCGATGCTCAACCGGTTCGCCCTTCTTCGGGCCTCCCAAAGCTACTCGCCCTTCATCGCTTACTGCTGTGATTGTGTATGGCATTAGATGTCCTCTCCGTTTTCGTCTTGCCAAATTAAGCCTTTTGTATTTGCCGTGTGACCGTAACCGCACCCAAAGTCTTCCGCGACTAGGTCCTCAATGTAGTCCACGATGTCCGACAGAACCACCGTGCCGTCTTCCTGACCGGCTTCTATCAAGTCGTTGGTAATCTGCTGGACATCATAAGAAACTAACCGCATCACGTTAATACGCTGTGGCAGCCTCTCCGCGTGCGTACAATGATACGAACACTCGCCACAACCACCGCACCGCCCTTCGCGTGATGACACATCGTACTCCGTGTCGCAGGTATCGCAAGTTCCGATTAGTTCTTCATCGTTCACAAGATTTTTTTCCATCTCGCCTCACTTCCCATCTTCGATGTTGTAGGCAGCGCAAGCCAAGATTGTGCCAATCTCGTTGGCAGCGTGCGCCCAGCGCACCGCGCTTTCTTTGTTGTCTTGCTCTGCGCGAACCTGAACTGTGACCGCGTACTCGTAGCCAAGTTGAGTTAGCGCACCTAGAATTATTTCCCGATTGTCGGCTTCTAGGATTGCTTGTACCAGCGTGTAGCGAGCAGTAGCTCGTGTGTCGCTGTTTACGATTGTGTCTGACATTTCTATCTCCCTTGTTTGTGTTATTTTGTCTTACATAAGAAACATTACTGACTTATTGTTTCTGTGTCAAATTGAGTGGGGGTCAGCGTGTCGCCGACCCCCGAACAATTTATTCGTCGTCTTCGTCTTGGTCGTGTTCTTCGGCGCACTCGTCACAAGTTCCATCGTAGTTAGCACCGAACTCGCCACATAGTTGGCAGAACTCTTCTCTGTACCCCTGTGGGATTATGCTCTCAAAACCCAAGTTAGGGTCTTCGCCATCTTTGACAGTCGTGACTGACTGGACAAACTCAAGACCACAAGAATCTTCGTACCACTTCTTGATTGTGACCAGCATTTCCGCAGGGGTCATACTTTGTTCTGTGATTAGGTGTGTGTCGTCAATTCCGTAGCCATAGCTGGCCATTTCGTGAACCTGTGCGTGGTCCATCAAGATGTAAATCTTGTGGCAGCCATCAAAAGCAATTCCCTTTGCTTCATCAAGCTCACCCTGAACATCGAACCAAATGTGCTCAAATGTCTTTGACATGTTTTTCTCCCTTGTTGTTGGTGTCTTCATCTTACATAACAAACATTAGTGACTTATTATTCCATTGTCAAATCGGGGGGAAACCCTGCGTGTCGCAAGGCTTCCCCGACCTGATTAGTATTTTGCCCGAACTGCTTCCATCGCCTTATTACACATCTCGGAGATGTCTGTGAAGGGGCTTTCGTCACTATGAGTTTCAGCAGCCAGATTGGGGAACTCTGGAAAATCTGTCGCCTCTGTGTAGTCGCCAACTACGAGAACTCTGTCGCCTACCCAGCGACCAGCAATTTCTGTAAGTGGGTAGTCGCCACCACCACGAGCAGGTGATGTTGTGACGAGCGTGTAGAGAACATCAGATAGTGAACCAATGAACCCTGTGTGTTCGTATTGCTTTGCGCCCATACCTAGTAGGTGTGGATTGACAATTTCTTTCTTGTCTACATTGACAAGTGAGTGGTATTGACCCATCTCATTTCTCCCTTGTTAGGTGTCGTAAGTGTTTTACTTACAGAACTAAACATAGCGTACCTCTATGATAAAAGCAAATCCAAATGAGATTATTTTGATAACAATTTGATAACGCAAAATAAAATTAAAAATCGGCCTGGTCAGCTCAGCTGGCATCTGGATTGTGCGGCGCATAATTTTTTTCCCGACCAGCTGGAAAATCCGGAGCTGCCTGGGAACCGGGAACCGGGGAAATTATCTTTTCCTAAGCGGCGAAGCTTCGGCTGCGAGCTACGGGAAAAAAATTTTTGGCCATCTTCCAGCTGCGCGTCATCAGCATCTGGAACTTATCTTTTCTTCGGCTGCGCCTGGGAGCTGACGACCCAGTCTTCAGCCGCTTATTATTTTTTCCCCACCAGCTAGAGCAGCTAGTTACCCGGTAACTACCCGGCAATCCGGTCTTCAGTCCCAGCATCTAGAACTTATCTTTTCCCACCCGTTAGCACTCCGTCATCTTCAGTGCTACATACAAGCACGCCGCAAAGTTTTTTTCCTACACAGCACGCCGTCATCTGGGTCCGGACACAAAGAAACCCAGACACCGTTCGTCTGGGTTCTCGCCGTCTAATCAATTTTCCGGTCGTATTCGGTAGGACCAGTTGCCCTATGTTTTACTTCCCCACTGCTTCAGAAGCTGGCCGTCAAGTTTTTTTCCTGCTCTTCTTACCGCCAGTCGAGAGCCGTGCCGTTATGAGACCGCCGTCCATACATCAACCGATTCCCAATCAAGTTCTACGGTCTGCTGGTGCTTCGTACAGATGTCCTCGCCGTTGTCGGCTTCATCAGCATCGCAACCTAAACAGAGTGATGGCTCGTATGAGTAGACCGCCGTCATCTCAACCCTGTCAAAAGAGACTAGCCGTGCGTTGTTGTCGTCAATCAACTCCGAGAAGTAAGCGGCTACATACGCTTCCAAGCCGTCCGTCAAAACAATGTTCTTATTGTCGCCGTCAAATACGATTGCGTATTCTCTTGTAAGTCTTTTCATAATTTCTCCCTTGTAGGTGTTATGTACCTATCATACACGCACCCCCTGACATCTTGTCAAATCACAACACGCCGACCAAAGAAAAAGCCCCCACCGATTGGCAGAGGCTTTTCCAAAACTTGTCGTAAGGCTGACACACGCTGGAAGGACGATACCCGACGACAAGGGTCTGTGTTATTCAGTTATGAGTTGCGAGCACCTGCTTGAGTAAGAGCCTTAGCGCACGCTTGCCCGATTTCTGTGGCGGCCTCAACAGGGTCACTCACTCCGACTAAAGGTTTCACCTTTGAGTCGCTCAAGAGTTTCCGTGCGTGATAGCCACCATCGAACGGTATCCACAATACCGCAACTCCGGCTTGCTCACATCTAGCAATCCACTTGCGTGTCGCTTTGACTTCTTTACCTGTAAAGCAACCATCAGAGACGACAACTAGCAATCGTGCTCCATTTCCGTGTAGCAAGTTTAGAGAGCCATCAAGAGCCTTGAACGCTTTGTCAAACTTCTCTGTGCCATCTGTTGCGGAATACACAGTCACATCGTCAAGGCTCTGTCCGGCTTTGAGAGTTGGGAATACATCTTGACCAAAGTAGACCATAGATGCGCGACCCTGAACACGCTTCACTGCTTCGCTCATTACCCACGCTGTAACTGCCATTGGGTTCATCGCAGAGTTCATTGAGCCAGAGATGTCCACCAAGACACCAACAGTCAGAGTTGGGTCGTCTGTGTGCTTGCGTACAGTCTTACGGAAAGCTTCAACAGGTTTGTTGATTCCTTTATCGCGAAGTGCTGCTTGCTGGACGAGAGCCTTTGTGCGAAGACGACCGGGAGGAAGTACGCTGGCAATCTCAATCGCATCGCGCTCACGATACTTTGCTTTCTCAAGCATACGCGCAACGACTACTGCTGCCGAACGCTCGCTACTTGTAGGCTTGCGAGTTTCAATCAGGTGACTGCTTGTAGCAGATTCTGGAGCAGGTCCTGTACCTTTACCAAATACTTCTGATGCTTCTTGCGCGTGCTCGTGTTGTTCCTTAGATGCTGATGCACGCTCTTTGACTTCTTGCTCCCACTCTTCGCTTTCCTGCTGGTCACAAAGTTCGCCATAGTTCTTGATAGAAACTTCATCAACTGCTTCTGCTAACTTCTCAAGAATCTTTGCAATCTCTCCAGCACCTGCACCTGAACCTGAACCACCATCAGTTTCACCACGCTCTTCTTTGGTTTCACGAATGATTCGTGCCCATTCGATTGCTAGTGGGTAGACATCAGTCAAGTCTCTGTGACTATCGTGTGCTTGAAACTTACGCAAGATAGTTGAGAGTTGACGAACGATGTCTTCACCAAGTGCAGAGTTCACAGATGTTATGACTTCTTCAACTTCTTCCAACTCAAGAACACCGGCGAGCACGCGACCGTGAACAAGACCTACTATCTGTGCAAGTTGTGAAACACTACTTGCTTCTTTGGCGGCCTCAATGTCGCCTAGTGCAATCTCAAGTGCTGATGCACGCAAGAACACGCGATTCTTGTAATCAAGGTCAAGACCCTGCTTCTCAATGCGAGACTCTTCAAGTAGCACGAGTGCTTCGTATTCGTCTGCTTTGAGAATTGCTTGAGCATCTACAAGTTCCCAAGCAGAGAATCTTGCGTGGAAAGCTTCGTGAAGAATTGCTCCAGTTGCTTTTGGAAACTCGTATTGAGTTTCGCGTAGGTTGATGTCACCAATCATCTCTGGTGTTGTACCTGCACCGAACGCAACTGTGGTGTTCACTTCAACTTCCGCAATCGCTGGCTTGAAACACGCTGGTGCTCCACTACCGGCGACAGGTCCTGCAAGACCTACAAGGTCGTAGCGACCTGCTGTCTCATTGACGAGCTGTCCAATCTGTGCTCCAAGTGTGAGCCACTCATTGTGACGAGTTCCTTGCTCTGTTGTTGCTGTGTCTAGATGTGCCATTTCTTGTCCTTCCCTTTTCAGGTCTGTGTGTCTAAGACCAAAGTTACAGTAGTTCTATGATGGTGTCAAATTGGGGGGTGGGTGGG